GGCAAGCTACACAGTTGGCACAACTGACCATGTTAATTTTATTCAATTTGGTGATCGTGTTATTTCAGTCAACGGCCACACTGACCCACCTCAAAGTTTTGTGATGGGAACATCAAGCACGTTTACTGATTTACTTGCTACAGCGGCAACTTGCACAATCACAATAACAGCGCATGGCAATTTAGCGACAGGCGAGAAAGTTCGTTTAATTGCAACTGATCAAACTGTACATGATTTTACCGTTGGCGGCAGCGCTGGTTCAGGAACTTTTGTTGCTCAAACAAACAACAACACAACAGCAGAAAACTTAAAAGTACAAATTGCAGCTAATGCAAAATTTACAGCGACGCGAGCTGATGCAGTTGTTACAGTTACGCAAGCAGTGGCAGGTATAAAAGGTCAAGGCGCGGTTGCTGTAACTGACGCTGGCGATGTTGGCATGACAGCGACAGCTTTTGTCAACGGCGTTGGTTACGACATTCGCGCTAAATCAATTGCTGTTGTAAAAGATTTTGTGATGATGGGTAATCTTTATGATGGCGATGGGGTTACGCCAAACCGCATCCATTGGTCAGGAATAAACGCCCCAACGTCATGGGAAACAGTAGGGTCAGCGGCGGCAGCGGCTGTTCAATCTGATCGTCAAGACTTGCCAAGTGGCGGCGAGATTATGGCAATTACAGGTGCTATTGGCGGCATGGACGGCGCAGTGTTTTGCAAGAACGCGATATATTCTTTGAGCTTTGTCGGGCTGCCAACTGTCTTTAACATTCAAGAAATTGTTCGTGACTCTGGAGTGTTAGCAGCCAACTCAGTTGTCAACGTAGGCGCGGTTGCGTTCTACTTATCTGAGTCTGGATTTATGACGTTTACAGGATCGGGCGCACAACCAATTGGCAACCAAAAGGTAGACAACTTTTTCCTATCTGATCTTGATCAAAATTATATCCATCGTGTTTATGGTGCGGCTGATCCAACCAACAGCTTAGTCTACTGGGCTTATCCAGGCGCAAACAATTCTGACGGCCAGCCTAATAAAATTATTATCTACAACTACCAAATAGATCGGTGGTCTACTGCTGAAGTTTTTCAAGAGTATATGTTTCGGAACTTATCGGTTGCACGCACACTTGAAGACTTGGACGATTTTGGCACTGTTGATAATCTAGGCGTCTCGTTTGATTCCGCATCTTGGATTGGCGGCCTAACATCTTTAAATGGATTTAACGCGGAAAATAAACTTTGCCGATTTACGGGTTCTAATTTAGCCGCAACTTTAGAAACACAAGAGCTTGGCGGCGACAAAAGAATATTTGTAAACGCAGTGCGCCCATATGTTGACGGCGGCACAGTTACAATAAAACTTCGACATCGAGCAACGCCAACTGATGCAATTAGCGAAACAAGCGAGAACGCGATTGACGCGGATGGTCAAGCGCACTTTACCGTAAGCACTCGATTTGTACGCGCTCAAGTTAATGTTGCGGCGGGTGGGGTTTGGACACACGCGCAAGGCGTTGATGCAGAGACTGCCGTGGATGGCAGCGCATGACCGTATCAGAGTTTAGAGCGCCGCCATTGTTTTCTAATGATGAAACAATTCACAGAAAACAACTTGGCGAATCAATTAACAATATTATCGTTGGCAAGCTAAACAATGTGATTGATGTCACACTTACTGCAAGCTCTGCAACGACAACAATTACAGATGCGCGGATTGGAGTAAATACAGCTTTTATTTTTACTCCTGCAACTGCCAACGCATCGGCTGAAATTGGCGCTGGTACAATTCATGTTGTGACAACGAGCAGAGTAAACGGCAGTGCAATTGTAACAAACGCAAATAATTCGCAAACAGACAGAACTTTTAAAGTGGTAATGGTGGGCTGATGGCATTTACAGATTCAGAAGGCAATGTGTTTGAAACAAACTCGTTTGGCAGACCGCAAGGTTTTTGGAAGAATAACAAATATGTTTTTCCAAAGTTTGGCAGTCAGCCAGCCGCCGCACAACCTGTTATCGTTGAGCCTCAACCAGCGGCCCAACCTCAACAAAATAATTTCCGGCTGCCAAGCACTACAGCAAATATGAGGCAAGAAAACCAACAGAACAGCGAAGGATTAGGCGAGGGCGATTTTTCTACTGACCCCGTTAATTTTGATTTATCCACAACTAATTTAAATTTTGATCCCGGTTCATTAAGAAACAACCAAACTTTAGGCACAATTGTAGGAAGCGGCATTGGTCGGCTAGGCGGCCCTGTCGGAAGTATGATAGGCGGCGCTGTCGGTGGAGGATTAGCAGGCCGTGGCATAAGAGGTTCTTTAGGTGGTTTGGCGGGGTCTTTAATCGGCACTGCAATGCTTGGCCCTCTTGGTGGGTTGCTTAGTGTTGCTGGAGGTCGCATGGGCGATCTGCATGACATGGAAGACGGGCTTGCTTTTGATAAAAGTAAACAATCCGGTTTGCTCGATACGTTAGGTTACGGCTTTGGGTTTGGCGATGACATGCCAGACCGTATGCGAGATTATTATCAAGTCGATCAATATGCGCCTGCTAATCTTCAGCCTGTTATGGGTGACAGCGAAGCAGTTGGCGATCCGTTTACATCATTAGCAGATATGTTTAGCGGCTCTCAAGGGCAAGATGACAGCGGCTATGGCGATGATACAAGTTATTCTGGATATGATGATAGCATGGATTCTAGCGCTGCAACTGCCGATGGCTGAACTCCACACCTTAGAAACTGATTTAGCACGGGCAGATGAAGCGGCGGGGGCATGGATGACCCTGATTATTGATAAGAGTTTTTGACAGATGATAAAATCTACTTTACAAAAAGAGGATGGAAATCATAGGCCACATAATAACGATCATCGTCAGGATCATCAGCGCCTAACTTTTGTTAAGCCGCATGACGTTGACAAACAAGCCGCACGCGCATTGCCGCATATCCAACGCGCTTTGGATCGTGGCGGCAGCTACACCATACATAATGTTTTAGACGAGCTTCGATCAGGAGCTGCTCAATTGTGGCTTATTGAACGCGGCGACAAAGTAACAGCTATTTGCATAACTGTATTAAATCAGCACCCGCAATCAAAGAGCTGTTTGATTTGGTTGTGTGGTGGCGATGGCGTGAAAACGTGGTTGCATTTACTTACGCATATTGAAGATTGGGCGAAAGCTGAAGGTTGCGATTTGATCACGTTGCGTGGTCGAGCGGGATGGGAACGGATAATGCCTGACTACGAAAAAACAAAAGTAATTCTTGAAAAGAAATTGAGGTAAAAATGGACGATAGATCAGAGCCATCGGGTACAAGTACGACTGTAATGTCTAACGCGCCGCCAGCTTATCAACAGCCGTTTATTGAACGCGGGTTAGCAGAGGCAGAAAAATATTACGACACGCCGCGTTCATATTATGAAGGCAGTACAGTTGTTCCTTTTTCAACGCGAACAAACGAAGCGATGGCTGGGATTGATGCGCGTGCGCGAGCAGGCAGCCCATTAGTTACAAACGCTCAAAATTTAACAGCAGATACGATGGCGGGTAATTTCTTAAACGCATCAAGCAACCCGTATTTATCAAATGCAATGGATGCTGCAACTCGCCCAATGCGAGAAGCATTTCAACAGGACGTTATGCCCTCAATTGATGCAGCTTTTTCAAGTGCTGGCCGATACGGATCAGGGCTGCAAGCTAACGCGCAAAATCGTGCAGCCGATACCTATTTGCAAAATGTTGGCGACATGACAAGTCGCATGGCGTTCTCAAATTATGGCGATGAGCGAGGGCGACAAATTGCAGCGGCTAACGCAGCGCCCACTATGTCAGAGCTTGATTATTTAGGGCTTGAAAGACTCGGCCAACTTGGCGCGGTTGACGAGGCTTTCGCGGGTAGCGCCCTACAAGAAGACATTGACCGTTACAATTTCGCTCAAGAGGAAGGTCGAGTCCGTCTAGGCGAGTTTTTGCCACAGGTTACTGGCGGTCAGTTCAGTCAGCAAACAACAGCCGAGCCACTTTATAATAACGATGCCGCAACATATTTAGGATATGGAGCGACAGGCGCAAACATTTTAGGCGGTCTATTCGGCGGCGGCAGTGATTCAGCATATCAAGGTTTGAAAGGTTTATTTTAATGGCTCCTTTAACGCAACAACCGCCGCAAAGAACACCAACTCCGCAAGGCGGCTTGCTTGGACAAACGCCAGCTCAAGCGCGAGCTGATGCTTTCCTTGCTGGACTAGGTGGAATGGGCGCAGGCTTATTACAAGCTGGAGCAACAACCACTGACCCGTCACAGTTTGGCCGAGGCATGGCAAGTGCGGCTCAAGGGTTTACGCAAAGTCGACAAGCAAGTTTGCAGAATACGATGGCGCAAGAAGCTCAGAAGAGGCAAATGGCTTTGGCTAACGCGGAAGCGGCTAGGAAGGCGCAGATACACGATTTTAGAATAAGACAAATGCAATTAGCTCAAAATTTATTGTCCCCTAAACAACCTCAACAAAGAGCTGTGGTTTCAACATCAAACTTAGCATCAGGCCCAGAGCCTTTGACTATGTTAAGCGAGACACAGTCTCAAGCTACTGCTACGCCAACGGCACAACAAAGTTTAATAAGCCAAATAGACCCCGCAATTATGAGTGCAATAAGAGCCGCTCCAGCAAGTGAACAAATGAGTATGTTAGCCAAAGCTATAGAAACGGTGCGAAGTTCTGGAACACTTGATGCCAATCAATTAATTTCGCAAGAAGTTAAAATGAGAGGCGATTTTCAAAAAGAACTTTTGCCTTACAACGATACAGTTGAAGCCTTTAAAAGAATTGAAGCTATCTATATCGATCCTAAATTTAAACTGCCACAACTTTATTCAATTATAAATAAAGACACAGGAGCAGTTACTTCTATTAATATGGATAATATTACGGCAACTGGCGCTCAAGATTTAGCCTTAATATTTAACTTTATGAAAGCTCTTGATCCAAGATCAATCGTTAGAGAAAGTGAATTTGATATGGCTGCAAGTACATCGGGCGTGCCTACATATATTGCATCTTATTTACAAAAAATTCAAAGCGGCGAAATATTAAAACCTGAAGAAAGAAAAAAACTTATCGATGTTGCTAGAGGGCAATTTATTCAAGCAGATAAAAGTATTGCAGGTGTAATGAATAAATACTCTGCGTTGGCAGGAAACTATAAAAAATATGGGTTTGCCCCCGAACGAGTTATTGGAGGAACTCAAAGGTATACTCCAATGATGAAATATAAACCGACACCCTCTGCAACAAAGAACCCACTGCCCAAAGGAACGGGGAAGTTTGTTCCTGTTCCTATAACGTAGGAACGAGAGGACAAAATAAATGGCATCCGAAAAAGAACAACAAATCTTTGACGCTCATAAACATAATCTAAACGAGCATAAAAGAATTGGCTCCTCACCAAGAGAAGTTATGCGATATATTAAAAAGCATAACATGACAAAAGAAATGGCGTTTTCTATTTTACAAGATGCTAGTGGCGGTCTTAAAGACAAACTTAATGACGAGTTTGTAAACACTAAAGCAAATGCGTTGCGTCAAATTTTAGGCCAAGGCACATTAATGGGTTTTGGTGATGAGCTGTTTGGAACAGCCAGAGGTTTGTATGATGCGGTTGGAACGGATGAATCTTTTCCAGATGCAATAAACAGAAGCATTGATGAAGAGCGCGATGCTAATGAAGAGTTTCAAGCGGCGTTTCCTAAAACTGCAACGGGCTACCAAATAGGCGGCGGGTTGGCTACAGGTGGAGCGGGTGCAGCTAGAGCGGCAGCTATGCGAGGCGCTGCATTATTGCCGCGTATGGTTCAAGGCGCAAAAACTGGTATGGGCTATGGCGCTGTTGGCGGCGCGGGTCGGTCTGAAGGCAACATAACAAACGCGGATGGCTTTACGTCTAGGGGGCTTGGCGCAGTTATAGGCGCTGGAGCTGGGGGAATAACTGGCGGCGCAATGCCTGCTATTACCCAAGGCGTAAGTTCTGTTGTTGGTGGAATTGGAAGAACATTAGCGCCAAAGGCAACGGCAAGACTAAACGCAGAAAGTTTAGTTCGCAGGGCAGGCGATGAGGATGCGCTTACAGGCAAAGATTTACCTGTGCCATTAAGTCGGATGCCATATAACGCAATTATTCCTGACTTAGCTGGACGGCGCGAAAACGCTTTACGAGATTTAGCAAGGCAAGCGGCAGGCACTACAGGCG